CTCATAAGCAGGGCCAGCCGGTTGGGAGGAGAGAGAGATGCCAGGCAGGAGACGGTTGACATCCTTACAAAGCAGTACGAGGAGCTTGCCGCACAGCTCGAGCATTACCAAGCAGAGCTTGCCAAGTTCGAGGGCAGGAAAGTAATCTGGGCATGGGAAGGCAACCCGGGCGAGGCCAAGGACATGATCGAAGAGCTGACCCCGGCAGTTGAAGAGGCCCGCCAGGCTCTCGAAGATGCAAAGCAGTCACTGAACGACCTACTTACCGGGGGGGTGACTCAAAATACCATCGCTGACAGCATAGCGGAAGGATTCCGGTCAGGGAAAGCCAGTGTGAGGGATTTTGCCGACTACATGAATAACATCCTGCTGGATGCCGTAACAAGGGTATTCAGCACGAGGATCCTCGGGGAGCAGATCAACAAAATTACTGAGCTCATTGCCTCCTCCATCGAATCTGACGGCACCCTCACTGATGATGAGATTGCAAAGATTAAGGCAGATTATCAGGCTATCGTTGATAAATACCGTGGCGTATGGGATGACCTCACCCAGGGACTCAATACCAGTGAAAATGATGCAACACTGAAGGGTGCCATCAAGGGCATTACAGAAGAAACTGCGGGAGTACTGGCCGGCCAGGTGAACGCCATGCGCATCAACCAGGTCGAAGGAGTACTGCTCATGCGTCAGCAGCTGGCGCACCTGGCGGAGATCGCAATCAACACGAGGTATAACAGGTACCTGGCGAGCATTGACAGCAGGCTGGCAGCCCTGACGTCAGACAATTTAAGGGCACAGGGATTAAACGGATAACATCATGGCAGACTACTACATCAACGGAGTAAACTTCACAACAGATGGAGTCTATGTGAGCAAATCGCAGGGAATTATCGGAGGCATAAAACTCCGTCAGCCTGTTCGCCAGGAATGGCCCGATTACCATGGGGAGGTTGTTGATATGGCAGCACCAAGATATGAAGCAAGGGATATCACCCTCGAATGCTTCATGAAAGCTACCTCAAAGGAAGACTTTCTTTCCGGCATGCAGACCTTTATGGCAAGGTGGATGACCGGCACGATGAAGAGGCTCATGATTGTGGTTGATGCCGCAAAGCCCCTGGTCTATGACGTGTACCTGACAATGGGGCCTGATGTTGACAAGAAGTGGAACGACTCAACCATGGTTGGTACCTTCTCCCTGAAACTCCGGGAGCCGGAGCCGGTTAAGAGGGTATACAGCTTTGTCGCAGCTGCCGGGGCTCTCTCGGTCAGTGTTACGGTCGCCTCAACCAAGGCAGTAACCATTTATTGGGGTGACGGGTCAGTTAGTTACGACATTACAACAGCCTCCGGTGCGCAGACACACAGCTATGCCGCCGCCGGTACCTACTACATAAGCATTGCCGGAGTCATTGAAGATATAACAGGAGTAACCACAGGAGCAACTCTTATATGGACCAAGTTATTGTAACACGCAAGGCGGGCGGAACCCTCAATCTACTAACCCGGGCATCGGCTATCTCCATCACTCGCATGGAGCAGCGCCGGTCCCTGATGTCCGAGGATATTGTTGAGATGAGCGTCGAGAGCGCCATACCCCTCTCATTTGCCATAGGAGACGCGATCACGGTCCACAGCAGGACTTATACCCTCAATGCCCTGCCCCGTGCCAGAAAGGGAGGAATGAGGCAATACGGGTATGATCTGACGTGGGAGGGACGGCAATATGATCTTCTCCGGGCCGCGTTTCTTGACACAGCAGCTGACGGGGTGAGCCTTTATGCTGATTTTTCCATCACTGGCGACCTTGAGTCGCTGATGAACATAGTTGTTAACAACCTTGACCGGGTATATGGTGCCGGCAAGTGGATCCTCGGGGTCTGTCCTGAGACCGACACACTGACCCTGACCTTTGCTAATGATAACTGCCTGGCAGTTCTGCAATCGTTGTGTACGGAGGATAACTTTAATGTCGAGTTTGAGATAACCGAGAGCGCCGGCGTTTGTACTATTGACCTCCGGGTGGCAGTAGGAGTCACTCATGCGGAGATCTATGAGTATGGTCGCGGCAAGGGTCTTTACGGCCTGCAGAGACAGACGGTCAGCAATAAGAACATTGTTACCCGGCTCTATGCCTTCGGAGCCTCCAAGAACCTCCGGACCGATTACCGCGGTTACTCGCAGCGCCTGAAACTTCCTTCTGTTGACCTCTCTTACATTGAGGATGCAACGGCCCTGGCTGCCTTTGGTATGATCGAGGCCGTGAAAACCTTTGAGGATATCTTCCCGCACCGCACTGGTACTGTCACCTCACTCGGGGACACGATTTATAAGTTTGTCGACTCAGGCATGGACTTTGACCTGAATGCTGTCGACGGAGGCACAGGTGACACTCTGTACCTTATGAACGGAACCTCGGCAAAGATCCATTTCAACACCGGCGCCCTGGCCGGTTATGAGTTCGAGCTCTCATCTTATGATCACACTACCCGCACCTTCACGATAAAGAGGCTGAAGGATGAGCGCGACCAGGAATTCCCTGACCCGGACAGCACAGCCTTCCAGATTGCCCCGGGTGATGAATATGTTTTGATTGACATCTACCTGCCGGCCAGTTATGTCACTGCCGCAGAGGCAGAGTTGCTGGCCGCAGCCGAGACCTACCTTGCAGAGAACTGCCAGCCGAGGGTGCAGTACGGACTGACCTTTGATGAGATCCACCTTGCCCGTTATGCTGAGGGTGCCGCAGAACTGTTTGCCCCGGGAGACAATATCCATGTGAGGGATACCGACATCGGAGTTGATAAGCTCATCCGGGTGCGCTCGCTTGTGCGTGACCTGATGGCAGACTACCGCTACGCCCTTGAACTGTCCGATGTTCAGCATCCGAGTATCATCTCCCGCCTGGTTGCCGAGACCATTGACAACAGCAAGGTGATCGCGATGAACAAACTGAACGATCCTGCCCGGGCCCGCAGGAACTGGCGCGCGACACAGGAGCTTCTCGATATGGTCTTTGATCCTGACGGTTATTTCGACGGCACCAGGATAAAACCTGAGAGCATAGAGACCATGATGCTCAGTGTGGGTACCCGGAGCCAGCAGCTGACACTGAGCGCGATCATTGAGCCCAACTATACCGCGGATCCCGAGAAGGTCAATGTGACCGGCGGGGCCCTGGCTCACTATGCCATTGAAGATGACATAAGGCTCTGGACCATCACCGGCGGAGATCTCACTCTCTCCTCCACGGCATCAATGTACATCTATGCCAGATGCGAGAAGATAGGATCCGCAGGTACCATAACCTTCACTACGGACCAAATCACGGTTGATGAAGATCCTTCTTACTATTACTTCCTGCTTGGAGTACTGCATGCCGCCTCTGACGGGGTGCGCTGGATCTCCCTGACCTACGGAGCAACCGCTATCAACGGAAGGTATATCCGCACCGGCAGGATCATCTCCCAGGATGGGCTCAATTACTTTGACCTGGATCAGAATGAGTTTAAGGTGGGTGATGCCAGCAGCTCTCTTGACTGGAATGTTACTGCCGCCGGCCAGCTTACCCTGAAGGGTGCCCTTGTGCAGAGCAGTGGCGGAACAACCTTCCCGGTGGGATGCTTCCGGGGAGCATACGGCGCCGGCACAACTTATTACCGTGGCGATGAAGTAACGAACGCCGGGGAGAGCTGGCTATATATTAACCCAACTCCTTCCAGCGGACACACCCCTGCAGAAGGAGCCTACTGGACAAAAAAAGCAGCTGCGGGTACTGCTGGCGCTCCGGGAGCGGACGGTGCGGACGGAACAGACGGCACAAACGGCAACTACATTGAGTATCAGTATGCAAAGAATGGCAGTACATCAAGTCCTCCTGCTATCGTACCCTCTGACCTGAATCCTTCAGGGTGGTCCGTCACTCCGCCCTCAACCGGCGCCGGGGAATACCTCTGGATGACGAAGGCAACAAAGGACTATGCCGGCACTGCCCTGATCAGCAACTGGACCACTCCGGTAAGAATAAAAGGCGAGGCAGGTGCCGCAGGAGCGGCAGGCGCAATAGGTCCGTCTACAATCTACCGTGGATTATATAACGGTGCAAGCACATATTACGGCACCGCAACCAGGGTTGATGTTGTCCAGTACTCCGGGAGTTATTATGTTGCACGCACTGACGCGCCCGGGGGAACCTTCTCTGGAGTCCTGCCCACGAATACCAGCTACTGGAACTCCTTTGGAGCCAACTTTGAAAGTATTGCCACGGGGCTTCTTTTTGCTGAGCTGGCTTATGTTGATAATCTTGGGGTAAGAGTACTAAAAGGAAGTCCGGTACCCGTAGGAGATCTTGCCGGGACGGTCACGAATATTACTCCGAATATTTCACATGAACCAGAGTGGACCCCTGATTATTACTATAATGTAGATGACAAGTGTTCAGATAGTGGTATTAATTACGTTTGTCTTATAGCAAATATAGGAGAGCCTTTAACCCTACCGTATTGGTCAACTTCGACGCCGCAACCCCAGAAACGAAAGGACAGAATCACGCTTTCCGGTACATCTGGAAGTGCAAGCATAACCTGTGACGGGATAACCAGGAGAATTGACTATAGTAGCGAAGGACTGACTCAGACGGCCGCTGACTTTGTTGCACTATATGCGGCCGATTGGACTCCTGGTAACGTCGTTCTGACCTCATCAGGAGATAGCCTGTATCTTGAATCAACCATTGCAGGAGTGGACTTCACCGGGAGTACCACAATAGTAAATTTGCCTAACTTCTACCGGGGAAGTATCGTGATTCGCGGTAACGAGATCTGGGAGGATAACGAGGATAATGACCTATACGGGGTCGTTGCGATCAACAGGCGTGGGTATCATGGAGGTCATACGAGAAACCGGGCTACCCTTATTGGAGACGGGAAGGGGAAAACGATATTGTGCGTGACTCCGATAGATGCCGGTGGGATGTTCAAGGGCTTGAATTTGGTCAATGGAATGCCCCTGCGGTTGGCACAGATGGGTACGGCTCAAATCAATGAGTTAACGGGTAGAGAGGGAACCTTAGCTTATGACGTTACAACTCATGCATTAAAAATAAGAACAAACACAGGATGGGAAACAATTTCTTCAAGCTAATCATGGCTATAGGGTTATTGCTCTTGCTTTCTTGCGAGAGAGAACCTGAAGCGTGCAAGACCTGCATAACGGTCACAACAGTTTTTAATGGGGCTGATACGGGCACATTCATTTCAGAGCCGTTTGTGGTATGTGGAGAAATGATCTGGTTTTATGACAATCAGGTCATGCGGATAGTCAAGGCAGACAGCGCTGAGAATACCCTTGTGAGTGTGACTATATGTGACGACCATTAGAGGCCTCCGGGGTAAAGTTATAGAACTTATATGCGAAAGTGTATCATAGTAATTCACGCAATGCATAACTTTAGCACTTACGAAAGAGGTAAAACTTAATAACAGACAACATGAACAGAAGTGGTACTGGCACAAGTCTTCAGGTCTCGAGCTTCGGGGCCGTAACGGACCTTGATACAGCTGATTTCACCCTTCCTGGCAACCAGCAGTTCAACATCAAAAACGAGGGAACCGAGGAGGTTACACTCGAGGTGATCCCTGCTGACTCAGAGACAGAAACCTTTGTCTCGACGAAGTTCGCTGTAGGGTGGAACGAGGAGATTGTCCGTAAGATCAAGACCAACGTCGCAAGCATGACCCTGAAGTGGGGTTACTGATATGGGTGGTTTCATCGGAGCGAACCTGCAGAGCATTAGTGCAGTCAGGGTAGCCGAAAGAGCCTGCCCCGCACTGATCAGAGACAAGATGCTAATCCTGTGGACAGGAGGCGTCTCTGGTGCTACTCTGCTTAGTGAAGTGGGCTCCGATGTAATTACTGTAGCGGGAAAGGATTTCACGACAAACTATATTCCGCCAACCTCTACAGCAACCCTCACCCTTCCGAATACCGAAACCTTCAGGGCTGCTGATACCGATAACCTCTGGTTCACGGAGGCTGGCGTTGCAAGAAGCGTCACAGTGGCAGAGCTGATCGGATATGATTTTGAAAGGACGGTTGTCTGCTACAGCAGTACGTCGCCTCATAACATTCAGTGGATTGGCCTATTACAGGCTGATGCAACGCTCAGTGAGGCAGAGATCAACCTCCTGCACCGGGCGTTCAGGCTGCACATCTTCTGGTCAGGTACGTGGAATGACTACGGGTATTTTAAAGATAACAGGGGCCTTGAGCAGCTGCCGTGGGCCGCATAAAAAAGAGAACATGAAGAAACTGATCATCATAGGAGCATTACTGATTGGGCTGGCCCTGCAGGGACTGGCTCAGACAGACGTGATAAGTCCGGG